TCAAGGACCGCGAACTCTACAAGCAACTTGGTTGGCTTGGTAAGGCAAAGCCTGACTACGCTGACTCAACTTTGCCTGAGACCCGTGAGGATCTAAAGTGCGAGCTTTACCCAAAGAACGGTGACCAGATGTGGGAGGCTTACAAGTCTTCTGCCGAAGAGCTTGGCTTTGAGTACGACGACAACCTAGTTCGTCAGTCTCTACAAAATACCTATCACATCGCTCACGAGCGTATCGACACTTTCTTCCCAGAGGCTACGGTTCGCCTCCCAGACTTCGTTGTTCCCGAAGGCACAACTGCAACGGAAGAAATGACTCGCCTTTGTATCGAAGGTTTGAAGAGTTTAAACCTACATACTAAACCAGAATACGTCGAGAGGCTAAAAGAAGAAATCAAAGTTATTGATGACCGTGGCTTCTCAAAGTATTTTTTAACTATGAAGGCGGTCGCAGATGAAGCAACAAAAACTCAACTGGTGGGTGCTGGGCGCGGTAGCGCTGCTGGCTCTCTTGTTGCTTATGTACTTGACATTACTGGTATTGATCCCATTGAATACAATCTCCTCTTTAGTCGATTTCTGCGACGAGATGCTGTCGATTATCCTGACATTGACTACGACGTTGCAGACCCTATGGCTTTGAAAGAAGAGCTAATGGAGAAGTGGGGCAAGGATACTGTTGTTCCTATCTCCAACTACAACACTTTGCAGTTGCGTTCTCTTATCAAGGATATTGCAAAGTTCTACGGCATCGACTTCACAGAGGTCAATAAGGTCACAAGCGTCATGGTTTTGGAGGCTACGCCTCCCGCTAAGGCACGACACGGCATCACAGCGGGTGTTTATACCCCCACTTTTGAAGAGTTAATGGAGTTTTCGGACTCTCTTAAAAAGTTTTTGAAGAAGTATCCGCACGTCGAGACGCACGTCAAAACCCTTACCGGACAGTTGCGTTCTATCTCTCGCCACGCTGGTGGCGTTGTGATTGCCGACAACCTAGACAAGCATATGCCGCTTATCAACAGCGGTGGTGTGCAGCAAACACCATGGAGCGAGGGACAAAATGTTAGACACCTTGAGCCTCTTGGCTTTATTAAATTTGATATTCTTGGACTCGCAAGCCTCCGTATGGTTGAGGGTGCTATCAGCCACATTCTTCGCAGGCACCATGGGGTTGAGAACCCTACGTTTGCTGATGTTAAGAAGTGGTATGACGAGCACCTAAGTCCAGACAAAATGGACTTGAACGACCAAGCCATTTACGAAAATATTTTTCACGAGGGCAAGTGGGCTGGTGTGTTCCAGTTCACAGAGAAGGGCGCACAGAACTTCTGTAAGCGTGCAAAGCCAAGGTCTATCATTGATATTTCGGCTATTACTTCTATCTATCGTCCCGGTCCTCTCTCGGCTAACGTCCATGAACAATACGTTGATGCGAAAGAGAACCCGCACAACATCAAGTATCTTCACCCACTTGTCGAGGAAGTAACAAAAGAAACTTATGGCTTCCTTATCTTCCAAGAGCAGATTGCTTTGCTTGCACACAAGCTGGGCAAAGACCTCACACTTGACGAAGGCAACATGCTTCGCAAGCTACTAACTAAGAAAGGAACAGGCAAAGGACATGAAAAGAAAGACGCCATCCACAAGAAGTTCATTGCAGGATGCACTGAGAAAGGCATCGCAGAAGCAAGCGCTAGAGAACTTTGGCAAACCTTTGAATACTTCTCAGGGTATGGTTTTAATAAGTCCCACGCTGTTAGCTACAGCATTCTTAGTTATCAGTGCGCCCATCTTCTTAACTACTACCCTGTTGAGTGGGCTGCTGCCTTCCTCGACAAAGAGCCAGAAGGACGAAAGGAACGGGCTATCAACATTGTGCGAAGCCTTGGACTTGGAGTAGAGAACCCTGACATTAACCTATCGGGTCGAGTCTGGGAGATAGGCGAAGATGGCAAGAGTCTTATTCAGCCTCTCACTTCTATCAAGGGTCTAGGCGACAAAGCGGTTGACCAGATTATGGCACACCGTCCGTTTCACACTCCCGAAGAGCTTTTGTTCAACGAGGATATTGTTTATTCCAAGCTCAACAAAAAGGCTCTCGATGTTCTTTGCCGCACACAGGCTTTGAACTCTCTAATGGATGAGCGCTTCTCAGGGCTCAAACACTTCTGGTCTGCGGTTGCAGTCGATAGACCAAAGAATAAAAAGAAGTTCTTGGAGAACATCGAGACCTACGAGCCAGAGGGAGACTTCTCAAAGACCGAGAAGATTGCCTACCTCGTTGAGTTGGCAGGTATCTTCCCGTTCCACCTTGTTATGTCTCAGCAAGTCACAGACCAACTCGCCCACTATTGTATCCCGCCACTAGGCGAGTTCGATAAGGACTTGGGCGCAGCATGGTTTATCCCGCGTGAGGTTATCAAGAAGAAGACACGGAGAGGCAAAGACTTTTATATTGTTCGCGCCATTGACGATACTTCCAAGTCTTCTACCATTAAGGTCTGGGGTGTTGACCCCAAGACAGACATTATCCACGTCAACCGACCCTACATGGCAAAGCTCGACTATTCCGAGCAGTGGGGCTTTTCAACCCGTTCTATGAAGTACGGCTGGAAGATGATTGCATGAGTAATAACTTATCCAGAAAAGTAAAAAGAAAGAAGGCAAACAAAAACATTAAAGAGGGGAAAAAAGACTTGGCTAGACAGGTTGGAATGTTTAACCTTTTACCAAAGGAGTGTACTCTGTGTGGCAATTTGTTTGATAAAACAAGTAGAGAAGCCCACATGACATGGCGAGTCGCTGTCAATGAGGAACAGCGCAAAGTCGTACTCGTTTGCCCAGACTGTCAGGAGAATAAAGATGAAGCAAACGACAGCCCATAAAATAATGGACCTGATGGATTCAGAGAAGCCATTTGTTCTATTTTTTAAAAGCCAGTTCTGCCACTATTGTCAAGCCCTAGAGCCTGCGATGGAAGTTTTGGATAAAAGATACGGGGATAAAATTAAACTCTATACAATTGATGTTAATGATGAAAAAGCAGCTTCTGATGTTTTTGAAGATTACTTCAGTGGAGTTCCCTCTGTAGCTATCTTTTATGACGACCAGTTTGCATTCCTTGACGAACCAGCAGAGCCAGACCCATTTATGTGGTACACGCTTGACTACCTTGACAATTTTATTAAAAAGTTTCTAGGAGAATAAATGAAAGAAGTTTTAACTTATGATGATGTTTTATTAGTTCCACAATACTCTGACATTCGCAGTCGTGCGGAGGTATTACTTCACACAGACTTGGGAAACAAACTAAGCTTAGACTTTCCAGTTATTGCTTCACCGATGGACACAGTTACTGAGGCAGACACTGTTTCAACCATGTCTATGTTCGGTGGCACAGGAGTTATTCACCGCTACAACTCTGTTGAAGAGCAGGTAGCCATTGCTGAGTCGATGATTATGTGTGATGGCGACACTGTTGTCGGCGCAGCAGTTGGTGTCACCGGAGACTTTTTGGAGAGAGCACAGTCCCTCTTTGGTGTCGGTGTAGATTTTATTTGTGTTGATGTTGCCCACGGTCATAGCATTCTTATGAAGGAAGCTTTGGAAACTTTACGCAACAACTTGCCAGACGACTTCCATATTATGGCTGGCAATGTGGCAACCTTGGAGGGCTTCAATGATTTGGCTGATTGGGGCGCTAATAGCATTAGATGTAATATTGGAGGTGGCAGCATTTGTACTACAAGAGTACAAACGGGGCACGGTGTTCCAGGGCTTGAAACAATATTCCAATGCGCCCAATCAGACCGAGATGCAAAAATCATTGCAGATGGCGGCATTAAAACTTCGGGTGATATTGTTAAGGCTCTTGCTGCTGGCGCTGATGCTGTTATGTTGGGGTCACTCCTTGCAGGAACAGACGAAGCCCCTGGTCGAGTATTTAGCGCACCTGATGGGCAACTAAGAAAAGAATACCGTGGTATGGCTTCTGCCGCAGCACAAAACGCTTGGCGTGGCAAAGTAAGTTCCTTGGAAGGTATTTCTTCTTCTGTGCCATATAAGGGTTCGCTCTGGGGAGTTCTGGACAACCTTGACAGAGGTATGCGTTCTGGACTATCATACTCTGGTTGTAGGACCATTGCAGAGTTACAAGCAAAGGCACAGTGGATAAAGCAAACTGGTGCAAGCCAAGTAGAAAGCACAGCCCACATTTTAAGGAAGTAAAATGGCAAAAGGAAAACCGGGAGAGACTAGACTAACTTTCTTTTTAGAGAAAGAACTTCACGAAGCTTTTCGCGTAGCTTGTGGGGAAGATAGTGTTAGCCAAGCAGCTTTCGTTCGCCACATGGTGAAAGCTTATGTGGAGAAAAATAAATGGGCTATTCGGCTTGTTGAAGAGTTGAGAGGCACAGCGAAAAATGACGCGAAGCAAAGAATAAAAAACTTACAGAAAGAAGACTACAAAGATTTTTATGACTTAGATGAAGATGACATTGAAAACATTTTTGATAGAATCGAGGAGGCAAACCCAGACTTATGAGTAGATGCAAAGATAAAATAGGCGAGATATGCCAAAACAAAGAGTGTCGTCAATGGATAGAATATTCAGAAGACGACAACTGTGTGCTTGTTGCTGTTAAGAAAAACGGCAAAATGACGCTGAGAGAATGTGCCAAAAGATTGGGCGTTTCTTATGTCAGAGTGAAGCAGATAGAGGACAAAGCTATTAAAAAACTAGAAAAAAAGCTCCTTTCTTCATAGTTATTACTGGAGGTGGAAATGCGATACAACGTTCAATATAAAGTAGAAAACAGTGAAGACCAGCACAATGTTCAGGTCTCAGTTGATGACCAAGAAGAGCTAGTGCGGTGGCTTGATGTGCTCCGCAAGCTTGAGAACGTGGCTGACGTTGAGTTTTCACTGATAGAAGAGGATTTAGATTTTTAGAAAACTATTTATTTTGGTTATTTTCCCATAAGGAGAGTTAATATTATGAAAAGAGATAACAAAGACATGAAGGTTCTTCTTGAATCCTGGCGTGGCTACGTTTCCACTGATGCCGAAGTCCTCACCGAAGGTGAGAAGCGTGGCGAGAAGATGGACGAAGAGCGCGGCGAGAAACTAGAAGAAGAAATGCATGACGACGCTGGTGAAGCCGGTGCCGATGCAGACGCCATGACCGAAGCCGAGCATGGCGACAAGATGGAAGAAATGGGTGGCGAGCCCATGATGGAAGAAGAAGGTGAAGAGCCAGAAGCTGCCATGGAAGACAAGGTAGAAGCCCTTGTTGACGCCATTGCTGCTGCCATCGAAGAAGAGACAGGTGTTGCTGTCGAAGTAGAGGCTGAAGAAGAAGCCGGTGAAGAAATGGCTGACGCCGAAATGGACGCCGAAGAGGGCGACATGGAAGCAGCCGCTGACGACATGGCTGACGCCGAAGAAGACATGGTTGACGACATGATGGAAGAAGCAGCCCTTGAAGAGATTGTCAACGAGGTAACAAAGAGAGTTCAAAAGAGACTCGTAAAGGAAAGCCTCAAGCGCAGACTAGCAAGCAAGCTTCGCTAAACCAATGAAAGAAATATTGACTCTCAAACGCATGGGTTTGGAGAGGCACATTAAAGAAGAGTTCCCTACTTTTGAGTATATCGATAAGCGCAACTCCTTCTTGATGAAATGCCTCTCCAAACTCTTGTTTTTCAACAAAGAGTTTATGACCCGATACATCACAGTTATCGGCGCAAAAGTTTATGTTCCTCAAATACCATGGAAGCCAAACGCACCTTATACAGCTTGCGAGGTGATGGCACACGAGTGGGTTCATATGAAGGACGGCAAAACTTTTGGACCACTTTTTAAGTTTTTATACTTATTCCCACAGATACTAGCACCACTTGCCCTTCTCGCTTTTTGGAAGTGGTGGATGGTATTTTTTATTCTATGCGCTGCTCCTATCCCCGCACCATTCCGAGCTTGGTTTGAGTTCAGAGCATACACAGTAAGCATAGCAGTCCGCTGGTGGTTGTTACAACAAGAGCCCAACCCTGATTGGCTCACAAAGCAATTCACATCTTCCAGCTACTACTGGATGCTTCCAGCCGAGAAGTTTCTTAAAAGAAAGTTTGCAGAAGAGCTACAACGTATTAAAGAAGACGATCTCAAAGATTACGAAAAAGAAATTAAAAGCGCACTTAAAATATGAAAAAACAATCACTTATGAACTTCCTGTGTGAGACAAACTCTCTTCACGCAGAAGACAATGTTGTATTCGCAGAAAAGGCTTTTGTCGTCAACAGAGTAATGAACACCATTCAGGAAAAAGACCTTCCCGAAGAAAGTATCGTAAAACTCTTGACATTAGTGAACAAATATGTTAAAAATGAGGTTAACATTCACTTCCAAGACGGAAAACTAACAGTGGAGTTCAACAATGGCAAAGAAGAAAGCAAAGATGACCTTTTGGCAAGTTCCGCACGATGACAAAACACTTCGTTTTCATCTGCAAGCAGACGGTCTAACACCACAAAGCAAACGACGCATCACAACCCTACTCAAAGATTGGAGCATTATTGCCGAGGGCTTTCACAAAAACCACACTATCCTTGTGTTCTCACAGTTTTTCAAAGACCGTGACGCAGCCCGTAAATTCGTGAAAAACTTCCCAGAAGACCTCGTTGTAAAAGGTTATAACGGCAAAGACATTGCTAACTTTTAGCACTATTTAGTGTATGCAGTACAAGGATATACTTTCTCGTTTCCAACATTTCCTAGCAGAAGAAACGCAATATGATTCATTTGAGGGCGACGTTTATACCGTTGACCTCGATAACTTAAAAATTATTGCCTCTAAACACGCTGAGGAAAGGTCGAGACGACATGTTGGAGCCCGTGGCTCAGGTGGACAACGCCTTGGCAGAATCAGCCGAGACTCTGTTATCAAAGCACTTGACCGCGCCTTACCACAAATACTGGACGACTTTGCAAATGGCGAGTTATCTAATGACGAAGCCTTTCACGTCCGTGCCAAACAGGGCAACCAACCTGCGCTCAACTTAGTAGCAAAGTTGGATATGAGAAAGGGTCCAGACCGTCTAGTCATTATCACCATGATGCGTAAGGACGACTTCCGCACAGACTCGTTTGGTGGTGGCAGACAAAAGACCTACGATGTTACTCTCAAAGGTCAGGAAGAAAAATTCACGAGATAATAAAATGCCATACCTAATAAGAAAACAAAAGTGCGAGCAGGCTGACGGAGACGCTGGAACACACGTTATCTACAAAAAGAAACGTGATGGTTCACAGGGTGAGAAAGTTGGCTGCACCACAGACCCAGAGCAATACAAAAAAGCGCTCTACGCCGCCGAAGGTGGCTACATTAAAGAAATAATCCGTGAAGAGGTTATGGCTTTTCTTTCTGAGGAAGAAACAAAGAAAGACCGTTGCTACAAGATTGCAAAGCGCAAGTACGATGTGTTTCCATCAGCTTACGCCTCTGGTGCCATTGTAAAGTGCCGCCAAGGAAAGATTTGGAAAGACCTCAAAGAAGAAGAACTCGACGAAGAAAAGAAAAAAGCAGGCACAGAGTCCTCAAAAGAATCTTCTCTCCGTGATTGGTTTGGTCGAAAAGGTGCTCCCGGTAAAACAGGTGGCTGGGTAGATTGCAACACTTGCCGCAAAGATAAAAAGACAGGTCGCACA